GGTACTGGTAACTTGGACATTGGTTTTGCTGGCAGTGAGCATGATCCTATTGATGTTCTTTCTCACATGGCTCGTTTGCTTGATGAGCAAAACGTACCAGAAGAAGGACGTTGGTTCCTTGCTAATCCAGAGTTCTACGAAGTACTTGTTCAGAGTTCTTCTAAGCTCTTGTCAGTTGACTACAACGCAGGCCAAGGCTCAATCCGCAATGGATTGGTAAGCTCTGGTAAGCTTCGTGGTTTTGATATGTACAAGACTAACAACATTGCTGCAACGACTAACGCTGCTGGACAATGCTTGGCTGGTCACATATCTTCTACGGCTACTGCACAAACTATTACCAGCACTGAGGTCATCCGTGATCCAGACAGCTTTGGTGATATTGTTCGTGGTCTGCACGTATACGGCGCACAGGTACTTCGCCCTGAAGCTCTTGTGTCTGCCTTCTACGGCATCGACTAAACTGGATGGGGCTGAAAGGCCCCTTTCCTTTACTGGAGATTTAATTATGCCTCAAGTTGGTTCTAATGAAAACCCTATGATGTTCCGTAAAGCTATCGTAAGTAAAGATAGTAGATTCCGCAAAGGAATGAATCTTTCGCAGTACAAAGATAATTATGAACGAATCTTTAGAAAAGATGTAGATACATCGCAGTATGCTACAGAGTTTGAGGCAGCTAGAGATAAAAGTAAAACTTTTTCTATGGAACAAGATTAATGAATAAAGTACCTAGAAAAAAAGGTTATGTACCTAATGAGTACACAGGGAGAAGCATGATGATGTATGGTGGAATGGAACGTAAGAAGGCTGCTATGGGTATGTCTAAGATGGATGAAGACATGATGGGTAGTATGCGTAGTCAAATGATGATGGGTGGAAAGCGCGAAGGTATGATGTATGGTGGTCGTGCTATGAAAGGCCACGGTGGTAAAATGAAAGGCGGTTCAGATATTTATGCAATGGAAGCAGCTTGTAACAAAATGGCTGGCTATAACAAAAGCTTGCCTAAAGGACGATGAAAGTTCAAGCACCCAAAGGTTATCACTGGATGAAAAGTGGTAAGTCTTACAAGCTTATGAAAGATCCTAAAGATGGTTATAAGAAACATACAGGATCTAGTAAATCTGCTAATTTTGAAATACAGAAGGTTCATAATAAATAATGGCTACTACTTTTTTACAGTTAACTAATGAGCTATTGCGAGAGTTGAATGAGGTTGCTTTGACTTCTTCAACCTTCGCTAATGCTATTGGTGTCCAGCAACACGCTAAGGATCTTATCAATAGAGCTTATTTAGATATTGTAACAGAAGAGGCTAAGTGGCCTTTTTTAGCAACTGCTGAAAGTGGCGCTACTGATCCTACGTTTGGTAACGTATCTCTAGAAACTGTAGCAGGTACACGTTGGTATGAATTAAAACCAGCTAGTTCTTCTTTGACTACAGACTATGGCGCAGTAGAGTTTGAAAACTTTTACTTGACTACCGTAGGTGTTAGTGGAGAGTCTGCTCCTTTTGTAGCGCGTAATCTTAAATACACTACGATAGAAGAGTGGAAAGACTTCTACCGCATTAGTGAGAATCTTGACGATGCAGATACTCAAAAGTTTGGAGTGCCTAGTCGGATTATTAGAAGCTCAGATGGTAGAACATTTGGCTTGAGTCCTATACCTGATAAAGTATACAAAGTAATTTACTTTGCTTACGATCTTCCAACAGAATTATCTTTACACGGTGATGAAATAGTATTCCCTGATGTGTACAGAACTGTTCTTATTGCAAGGGCTAGATACTTTATGCATCAGTTTAAAGAAAACTCTCAGGCTGCTGCATTTGCTCTTGAAGACTACAAGCGTGGTTTAAAACTTATGAAGTTGCGTCTTATGGCTCCTGATCCCGGTTATGTAAAAGATGATCGTGTGAGGTATGTCTAGTGTCTCAACCTTGGGGCTACTCATGCAAAGGCGGCTTAAACGTCAACCTCAACCAGCTAGAAATGCTTTCTCAGCCGGGGTTTGCTACACGCCTAAGAAACTTTGAGGTAGATCCTGATGGTGGTTACAGGCGCATAAACGGCTTCACAGCCTTTGGTGATACTCAGCCTAACTCTAGCGAAGCTGTATTAGGCATGGCAGTATACGCAGATGGTGTTATTGTTTGTTCAGGTACAGGTATATTTTTTAGTGTCGATGGTGAAGAAACTTGGCTTCAAATTAATAGGGCTAGTGTAGATGCATCTGGAGATAACTACTCGACTTTTACAGGCCGTTCAGTAGCTGCAAGAACTTCTCAAGGACGTTGTACTTTTGCTTTGTATGAAGGTACTTCTGATTATGGTGAGCTTGTAATATGTGACGGAGTAAATGAACCCTTTCTATTTCAAATGACAGGAACAGGTGTATTAACTGATCGTACATTCTTTGCAAAAGAAATTACAGTTAGTGGTACTACAGGCCCAGCTTTTGGTGTAATACACGATAAGCACTTAGTAGTAGCAGGAGCTTCTACAGCAAAAAATACTATCTTTTATAGTGGAACTAATGACATTGATAGTTTTAGTAGTACTGGATCAGGAAGTGTAGTAATTCAAGATGCTGTTGTAGGTCTTGCTAGTTTCCGTAGTGATCTTATTATATTTTGTAAGAACAGCATACATAAACTTGTAAATATTAATAACTCTTCTACTGTAGCTGTTGTTCCTATAACAACTAACGTAGGCTGTGTTAATGGTGGCAGTATACAAGAAGTTGGTGGTGATATTTTATTTCTTGCGCCTGATGGTGTGCGTACTATTGCAGGTACAGCACGTATTGGTGACGTAGAGTTAAGTTCAGTTAGTAGACAGATTCAGAAGATTGTTTCTACTATTGCAGCAGATTCAGAGTTTATTGTAACAAGTGGTGTTCTTCGTAGTAAGTCACAGTACAGATTATTTTACAGTAAAGTAGGGGAAAGCCCTTCTACTGCTAAAGGTATTATAGGAACTTTTACTTCTCAAGGTTTTGCGTGGTCAGAAACACTAGGCATTCAAGCACTAGGCTTTGTCTCTGATGTAAACAAAGACGGTGTAGAAAAAATATTTCACGGTGATAAAGATGGTTTTATTTATAACCATGACACTGGTACTTCATTTATTGAAGCAGGTTCAGCAACGAACATAGATGCTATATATCAAACACCTGACTTTGACTTTGGTGATGTAGGTACACGTAAAACTCTTAAATATGCAAGAGTTTCTTTTAGTCCAGAAGGTGCAATTGAGCCAAGCTTTAGAGTTAGGTTTGACTATGAAGATAATTTAATACCTCAACCAGAACCTTTTGCTATTACTACGATTCAGTTACCAGCAATATTTAACTCAGGTGTATTTGGCACAATGACATTTGGTGCAACAACTGATCCAATGGAAAGGATAACTTTAGAAGGCTCTGGAAATACTTGTAGCTTTAGAGTGTCTAGCGACGATCAGAAAGCAGCATACGCTGTTAACGGTATTTATATAGATTACATGCCATCAGGTAGGAGATAGTAAATGGCTCAGAATTATACAAGACAAAGTTCTTTTGCAGATGGTGATACTGTTACAGCAGCTTTATTTAATAACGAATATAACCAACTAGTAAATGCTTTTGCGTACTCTTCATCTAGTGCTTCTAGCACAGGTCACAGGCATGATGGAACTGCTGGACAAGGCGGTAACGTGCCTCAGATTGGTGACTTAGACTTTCTTAACAAGGTTGTAGTAGATGGCACAAACAATAGAGTAGGTTTCTTTGTAGAAGTATCTAGTAGTGCGGTTGAGCAAGTACGTGTACAGGACGGTGCTATTGTACCTGTCACAGATAATGACATAGACTTAGGTACGTCTTCACTAGAATTTAAAGACGGTTACTTTGATGGAACAGTTCACGCAGATGCCATAAACTTTAACGGAACTGCTATTACAGCAACGGCTGCTGAACTAAATATTATGGACGGTGTAACGTCTACCGCAGCAGAAATTAATCTTCTTGATGGCGTTACAGCCACTACAACAGAACTTAATTACACTGACACTGGTGCTGCTGTAGGTGTGGTAGTAGCTAGTAAAGTAGTTACAGCAGATGCTAATAAAGATGTAGCCAGCTTCCGTAACATTACCCTAACCGGGGAACTAGATGCAGGATCTCTTGACATTTCTGGAGATGCTGATATTGATGGTACGTTAGAGACAGATGCTTTATCTATCAATGGCACAGCCGTAACTAGTACAGCAGCAGAGCTTAACATCTTAGACGGTGTAACCAGCACGGCTGCTGAGTTAAACGTTCTAGATGGCATTACAGCAGTTGTAGGAGAACTTAACGCACTAGACCTTGGTAGCACCGCAGTAGGTACTGCTATTGCTTCTAAGGCTGTAATCCTAGATGCAAACAAAGACTATACTGGCATTCGCAATCTGACAATTACAGGCGAACTAGATGCAGCTACTTTAGATATTTCAGGTGATGTAGATATAGACGGAACTCTTGAAACTGATGCACTGTCTATAAATGGAACGGCTGTAACGTCT